TCTTTGCTAATGTTGTTTTACCAGTACCAGCTGATCCATAAAATAACAAATGCGGCACATCGCCGTTTTCCAAATAAACTTTAACTTTCTCAATGATATGCTCGTTACCGACATATCCATCTAATGTACTCGGGCGAAATGCTTCTACCCATAAACTATGTTCTTGACTTCCAAACATTATAATCGTTTTTTAGCTGATTTAATAACTGATGACATTAATATTAACATGGATGATACATCATTTTTAGCCGATATCTTATATTCTTCATCTAATGCAATATATAAACTTTCTGCCATATCAACAATTCTTTGCCATGTATTTTCTACAATTACCGGCTCAGGCTGTAGTTCTATAATAGGTTCTGATTCTATAATAGGTTCTGGTTCTATAACAACCTCTGTTTCAATAATAGGCTCTTCTTTTACTTTTGTGACACGCGGCCTGCGTTGTTTAACAACAGGCTCTTCCATGATTATTTCTTCTTTTACTTTTTTCTTTGCCATATTTTTATTTATTTGTACTTCCAAACCCACCGTTATCACGTTCTGTACTAGATAATTCTGCAACTTCTTCTAGTTCAATTATAGGATAAGGAATAATTAATAACTGACCAACACGGTCTCCTTCTTTAAAACGACGCATTGAAGCAAAATGCTCATTGCGTTTAAATTTATATCTAAATATAATTTCACCTCGATAACCAGAATCAATTACGCCAACGCTATTAGCTAATGATAAATCTGTTTTAGAAACTGATGATCTTGGGAATAACAATCCAACATACCCTTGTGGTATCTCAACTGCTAATCCCGTATAATAGTTAATAAAATTATGTTCGGGGTCAACAGTATATTGAATAGCTGTTAAATCAAGGCCAGCATCCCCCGGCATCGCATAGCTAGGGGTTACTGCCTTCAATGATAATTTTTTAAATCTAACTTTCATATTACGCTGTTTGTAATTGAACTAAATAATAAGTTGATGAATAAGTTTTTGATCGGAATGATACTCGAGCTAACCCAGCAGCCGAAATTTCAATCTCTCCTGACTCAGCATCTTTGTTAGCTTGCAAGATTTCTTTAAACAAGTTACTTGAGAAACATACAACACTCATATCAGAACATGCATCATTTTCACATAACATTTCAAATTTAATACGACTAGTATTAATGGATGAGTAATTAATAATGAACTCTACCTTACCGTTTTTACATTGAGCTCCAAAATTCTCAGACTCTGGCAATGCATTCTTGGCTTTGATAAATTTACCCATAAAGTCTTTATCAATGTTAACCTTTACATTCCAATCTGGCAATTGTTTAAGTTCAGGTACCTGACGAATAACTGAAAGGTCGGCTAACATAAATGTCATGTTAACATCATTATCAGTGATATCAACACTAACAGCTTTTTCGCTAATTGAATTAACTTTCATTTCCAAATCTTCAGAAACGGCTGAAAGCATTTTTACTAATTGCGGAGTTGCATAAACACCTAATGTATTTTCTCCCATATCAATATTACTAGATACCTGTCCAATAACATTTTGGTCATCCGTAATAAATGCGGTTTGTACTGCTCCATTACTTGCATTCCACTTCACTGAAGTAGTTGCGCCGGCTAAATGGTAACGGCTAATAAAATTTAATAGATCTGTTTTTTTCATATTTCAAAGAATTGAGTTATTACACTGTTATTTACCATGTCATTAGTTGTTCCACCATACTTACTATATAATTGTATATTCTTTTCATAGATATGTAAAGCCTGGTCTGGGTTTTGGAACATTTCTTCCATACTCATTAATATATTATAAAAATCTGTAGGTACAACCGTTTGTAGCAATTCGTTATGACAATGTACAATTTGTTCTACTTGCTTAACAGTTTCATTGTATACAAATAGATTATTCAAAGTCATCTTCATTGTTACGTCACCTTTGTAGTTAGCAACCTCACCAAATGTAAATCCTTCGCTTACCGGATGTCCATATGGATTAGGAACTAGGTCAGTTGGATTATAAGGAAGATTATCACCTTTAGGAAAATACAAATGAGTGAATGTCATTTTAGTTAACTGAGGCGAATGAAGATAAGTTCCATATACTGGATATTGACCTGGCGAACTAGAATCTGTTGATACTTGTATACGACCTCCATGATACTTATTTAGCATCTTCTGAAAGAAACTTAGTAAGAAGAAATCAGATATTTTTGAAATACCTAGTACGTGTACATACATGTTACGTTCTTTTTCAAACTCTCTATGCTTTAACATTGGTACCAAGGCTGCCATGAACAATGCTATACCTTTCTGAGTACCTCCGATAGACCAACCATTAAAGTCAAAGTCTTTAACACGGTTATACCAAATCTCATACTCGTTAACATTGTTACCTTGCACTACATTTAAGAACTTACACTTACCAGTTTGATTCTCAGCAAAGTATTTAAAGTTATCATAGCTAATATCTAAACACTCATAGAACTTGCCATCGTATTTTACACGAGGTGGAATATCAAGATTAACACCAATATCACAATTCTGTTCTAACCATTGGAAAATAGTTTCTTTGAATTTCGGATCCCATTTAATGGCACCAGTAGCTAACTGGAAACCTCCAGAGTCACCTAATACTTTTACATCTTCATCTAATCCATATCGCTGACGAGCATCCATCCATTTATAATGGTGACCTGCTGTAATTAGGAAATATGGATGACGCCATGGCTCCGGGAAATCCTTTGAATAAAATCGACTAGTGAGGCCTGGTTTGACTTCTTTATTATTTTTGAAGTCTCCAGCACAGCCACCGGCCGAAAGGGAAGGGTAATAAATTAAATTTTTCATTATAGTTCTAACTCCAATTGGTTATTTTTTATTTCTGCGCTTATAAGTGCCTTGCAATATTCTGTTTCATACCAAATACAAATTTCTTTATCAAAATCATTGGCAATGATATATCCTTCCATTTGTCTACCTAAATCAGATCGATCAACAATATCATAATGAGTTTTGGTATTAGTTAATACAGTAACCAATGTCTTCAATGCGTCATTCACATCAAATGGCTTATATAATCTACTTGAATCGATAAACTCTGGGAATGATCTAAAATTAGGAAATACAATATCAGCCCCAAATGCAGTCGATTCAATTACTGTCCATGACACATAATCTTGTAATGATGTATTGAATTGCACTTTACATGTTGCTAGTTCCAAATAATACTCTTGCTTGGTTAAGCCTTTAAGCATTTTAAATCTAGGCTGACGGTTTGCTAACCCATTCATTGCATCAATAACGCCTGGTAACATACTTCTAAATTCTTTACCGGATGTAGTTACATGCCATTCATAGTCAGGATATGCTTGTAAAAACTTCTCCGCTACTTCTAACATAAAGAATGGATTCTTTTCTTTATCAAAACGACTTGAATATACAATTACATTTTTCTTTTTAAGCAAACCATGAGCCATTGCATCAGCATAATTTGGCAATACATCTAAGGTAGCTTGTTTATGAATTGGCAATGATACGACATGGATTGGAGCTTTAAACCCAGCTGCTCTCAGTTGTTCTTTGTGAATTGTACTTCCAACAAAAATACCAGACATGCGTTGATCTAAACCTAACTCATAATGACGCATCCAATATGCCATTGGATATGTAAAGTCATATTCATCAACAGATTGAGCATGCAACATACCATATACTTTAACTTTAATATTATATAAATCCAAAGCATACCATATGGCATCTAATCCAGGTGTCCAATAGTCTTGCAAGAAAATAATATCACCGTCTTTAACTGTACCATCATAAATCATCTTCAAGAAGTTCTGACATTGAGTTAAACTATATTTACCTCTACCAATAGCATCGAGTACAGCACCTACTTTAATTTCTTGGTCAGGATCAAATTCTCCTGGTATTGGAATAAAGTTTAAACGATCCTTATATACCTCAAATGTTTTAGGCATCCATTCTTCACATAGCTGATAAGTATATCTAGCTTTTAAAGGCTCTAAGCCAAAGTAAAATACATTTCTTTTCATTACTTCAATCTATCAAATTTATAATCATCTGGATTAATTTCCATTAAGTTACATTTCATGATCTGGTGTACTCGATACCAACCAGCATCAATTGATAATGTATCTGTCTTCTTTAATTTAGCAAGATGGCTATCAGGAATGCGATAAATGATATGCGCTCTATTAAACACTGACATTGGAATATGATCTAATGTATCTGCGGTAGCTTCAACTGTTACAATTTGTCTTGTCTTAAGAACCATATGAACAATGCTCCAATCATTCTTTTTGATCATTTCACGTACATATTCAATTGTAAAATATGCATGCGGATATTCCAATATATCTGTTGGAATACCACTTCTTATAAAAACTGTTTCAATGTCAGAGTATCGTCCTTCGACCTCTTTGCCATACCAATACTGTTCGCCGTACATAACTTATTATTTTTAATTATGATTAAATATAAGAATAAAATTTCAATTATCCTAACCAAATGCAAAGAATTTATTAACATTTTTATTATTAGGAATATCACCCCAACGCATAGCATCATAATATGATTGCAACTTCTTTGTCATGATCTTTTCATAAATCAAGTTGTTATTAAGATGCTCTTCAATAAACTGCATGATCTCTGTCGGAACAGATTCATCTGGAATAGCTATTGTATCAAACCCATATGCATTGGCTCTTATATATGCCCACTTAATCTTTTGTCCTATTCCTAAAGTAGGAACAGATTGCATCTTAAGAATATGCAACATGTTATTATAGTTAATAGCTGACTTGATATGTACCGGCGTTCCTTTCTTTGTTTCTAGGAAACCGTCTTTGCGTGTCACTACATATGTATCAAACTTCTTGATCGAACTAGCAGGCATGATTTCAGTTACATTTTCAACCGTTAACAGATATTCTTTGAAGTCTAATACAACTTCATCTACCTGAGCTTTTGTTTGATTATCTAATAAACGTATCAATATATCAGACATATACTCACGGAACTTCTTTGGGAAGTTAGATCTCACAACATCCAATCCTTTAACATCAAGTTTAAATTGCTTGGCTCCTTTTGTCATAGCTGATATAGATACTCCTTTCTCAGAAATGATCTTTTGCGCATATCGTTTTTTGGCAATCCATATTGCAGCTTCAGCGACATATTCCTGTTTAAATGTCCAGAAGTGAGTTGATACATTACAATATAGCTTTGCGAATTCATCAAATGAGCTATTGATATATTTTTCTACTTGCTGAGATGTCTTGAAAGTAATAGTAGCTTTTTCATCGTAACTCATTTTCTTGTTTTGCTTTTTCTCAAGCATCTCAATAATTGGTACGGCTGAAAAGAAATTACTATCTGTATCAACATATATCACATAATCTTTTTCAATACCAGTTGCATTAGTAAACCATTCATTACCCTTCTTCATGGCATGCTTAACAACTGCCTGGCCGGTAATTGTAGTTGCCTCAGCATTGTCCAAATCATAGAAACGGAAACCTCTATTACCTAATACTCCATATAAAGAGTTTGAAATGATCTTTTGAGTTAACTGACGAGATTCATAATACTCATATAACTCTTTGTTACCTTCTTCTTTATATTGTTTTGCCAGTGCTCGGAACTCCTCACGCTCCTTACTCCAAAGTTCCAAAATAGTTGGTATAACACCTTTCTTAGTTAAGTCATATACAACACCACTAGCTGAAATAGAACAGTTATGCTCAATAAGATATGCTCTTAACTCCTCTGGAGTAAATGATAATCGTTTTGATTGCACATTGAATTTAACATTTTTA